TGGAATAGTATCACATAACAAAGGTACAACTACTCAACCTTACATTCCATCTTCTGGATTAAGATTATATGTAGACCCATCAAAAGCATCATCTACGGCAGGAACTGCAACAGAAGATTGGTTGGATTTAAGTGGATATAATACAGGTGTTAGACCAGCAGGTGTAACAAACGCAGCAAGTATTACAGGTGGTAACCCATCATATAATAATGGGGTAGGTAGAAAAGAAAAATCTTGGACAGGAAATGGTACAACCCAATTCTGGTATAAAGATACTACTACAAATATCAATGGTGGTATTTCTCAATTCAATACTAACACAGGTACAATTCATATGTGGATAAGACCTACAACAACATTAGGTACAACTACAAGACATATTTTTGATTATGCAGGATTTTATGGTTTAGCAATTGAATCATCTAATAGTTCTACTTTAGATAAAGTAAAATTCTATGGTAGTTCATTAGGAAATAGTGCACAATTAGCGGCATCATTATCATCAAACGTTTGGTATATGATTTCAGCAACTTTCCAACCATCAGGAACTGTAACAGTTTATGTAGATAAAACATCGGTAGGAACATTTACCGCATCAGCATTTACGGCACCATCATCTACAAACTATTTAACAATAGGAACTAATAGTGCACAAACAACATTCTGGAACGGACAAATTGGACCTGTATTATTCTACAATACATTACAATCAGCAGCATCAGTAGGACAAGTATACGATTATTTCTCTCCAACATACAAATAAGATTTTGTTGTTTTGATTGAAAATTTTATATTTATATTGAGAATTAATAAATTTAAATTAAAGCATATAAGATGGCAGACAAAATAGTATCACCAGGCGTATTTACAAAAGAAAACGACCTTTCATTCTTACAACAAGGAGTTGCAAATATCGGAGCAGCATTCATCGGCCCATTCAAAGAAGGCCCATTAGTTCCAACAATCGTTAATTCACAAGCTGAATTTCAAACTTTATTTGGAGTACCAGACGGAACATATTATACCCCAATGGCGGTAAGTAAATATTTAAGTCAAACTGGAACTGCAACAATTTGTAGAGTAGCGGGTATTGGTGGATATAGTGAAACCGCACCTTTATTATTAACTGCAACATCAGGAGCAGTAAGTCAATCTTTGGGTATCTTATTTAATACGGCAGTCAATACAAATGGTGGATTTACAGGAGAAACATTAACAGATTTAGATGGTAGTGGTGATTTTAATTTATCAACTTTAGGGTCAGCATCTTTGGATGTAACCGATATAAATGATATTGAAGCAGTATTTGGAACATCGGCATTCGGAAGTAAAGATGCTTATGTTTACGGATTTTTCAAAAGTAGTAATATAACATTTGGTGCACAAGCATCTGCATCTGTAACTGTATTGGGTAACCAATTATTTACATTTGATGCACAAGAAGCACAAACACCAATGATTAAATCACAAACTATTAGTGGTATAAGAGAAGATTTATTCCAATTTGAAACATTAGGAGCTGGTAATACTGCAAATACAAAAATAAAAGTAGCAATTTCAAATATTAAAGCAGCAGGAAGTGTAAGTGGAACTGATTATGGAACATTCACAGTTCTTGTAAAAGAATATAGTGATACAAATAAAAAACCAAATACATTACAAGCATTTAATAATGTAAACTTAGACCCAAATTCTCCAAACTTTATTAATAGAGTAATTGGTGATAGAAAATTAACAATTAATTCAGAAGGTAAAATAACTGAAACAGGTGACTGGGTAGTTACTAATAGATACATTAGAATTGCAAACTTAAATACAGCAGCACCAGTTCAAGCAGTTCCTTTCGGCCACGCAGCATACCAATTACCAATTTCTGCATCTGCAGTAGTTGGAGCATTAGTTCCTGCAGTAACATATGTAAGTGCATCTGCAAATGTATATGGTGGTATCGATTTGGATAATAATACAGATAACGAAATTTACTTAAAACCAATTCCAACAGGAGCAGGTGTAGGTTCAAATTCAGTATTTGGTTTAGACGCAGTAAATGGTGGTTCAAAATCAATTGGTGACAAAACTGCACAATTTGTAGTAGCATTCCAAGAAGGTTTTGATGGTATGAATCCAGCAACTTTAATTAAATCAGGAGCAGACATCATAGCAGGAAACTCACAAGGTTTCGATTTAACATCGGCAACAACAAGTGGTTCAGTATCATATATGAAAGCAATTAACGCTTTATCTAATACAGATGAGTACGACATCAATATGATTGTTGCACCAGGTGTTATTCAAAGTCAACATACTTACATTTCAAACGCATTAGTAGATTTAGCAGAACAAAGAGCAGATTCTTTCTTATTGTTAGATAGTACAGTTGCAGGAGCTAGTGTTACAGACGCAGTAACTCAAGCGGGTCTATTAGATACTAACTACGCAGCATCTTACTATCCTTGGATTAAAACATTGGATAATGCAAATAAATTAGTAACAGTCCCACCATCAGTATTACTTCCAGGTGTATTCGCAGCAAACGATAGATTAGCAGCTGAATGGTTCGCACCAGCAGGTTTGAATAGAGGTGGCTTAACAGGAGCAGTTAGTGTATTGAATAGATTAACTCAAACTGAAAAAGATGAATTATATGAAGGTAAAGTAAATCCAATCGTAGTATTCCCAGGAGTAGCAAGTCCGGTTGTATTTGGTCAAAAGACTTTACAAGATAGACCATCTGCTTTAGATAGAATCAATGTTAGAAGATTATTGTTAACAGTTAGAAAATACATCGCATCTACTTCAAGATATTTAGTATTTGAACAAAACACTGCTGAAACAAGAAATGCATTTTTAAATATAGTTAACCCTTATTTAGAGAACATTCAACAAAGACAAGGTTTATACACATTTAGAGTAGTAATGGATGACACTAATAATACTCCAGATGTAATCGATAGAAACATTATGAAAGGTGCAATTTTCTTACAACCAACTAAGACCGCTGAATTCATTCAAATTGATTTCAACATCTTACCAACTGGAGCAACTTTTAACGGATAATTTAAGAAATAGATATTTATAATAGAACAATAAAAAATAAAGAAAGATGCCAGAAATATTAGAGTATAACGATATGTTTACCAAGAATTGGGAACCTAAATTACAGAATAGATTCATTATGAAACTTGGTGATATAGATTCTTATATTTGTAAAACAGCACAAAGACCAAAAATGACTTCTGAAATTGTTGAATTAGACCACATCAACATCAAAAGAAAGATTAAAGGTAAAACTAACTGGGAAGATTTGGAAGTAACATTATATGACCCAATTGTTCCATCAGGAGCACAACAAGTAATGGATTGGGTTCGTTTATCACATGAGTCAATCACAGGTAGAGACGGATACGCAGCATTCTATAAAAAAGATATAAACTTTTACGCATTAGGACCAGTAGGTGATAAAGTAGAAAAATGGACTTTAAAAGGTGCATTTATTTCTTCAGCAGATTTTGGTGAAATGGATTGGTCTAACACAACTGACCCTGTTCAAATTACTTTAACTTTGACTTACGATTACGCTATATTAGAATTCTAGTCTAAACAAACTATAAAAAGAAAGGGGATGCAGAAATGTTATCCCCTTTTTTATTTTTTCAAAAACATAATATATATAATAAAGACAAAAGTTATATTATGGAACAAAACCACGAACAACAAGTTACAAGAGGAATTGGAGCACAACAATCACAATCATTAAGAGATTACCCATTCCCTACCGAAATTATTTCATTACCATCAAAAGGATTAATATATCCAGAAGGTAACCCATTAGCAAAAGGAGAAATTACAATTAAATTGATGACCGCAAAAGAAGAGGATATTTTAACTTCGACAAACCTTATTAAAAAAGGAATTCAGTTGGATAAAATGTTAGAATCAATTGTAGTAGAGCCAGGAGTAAACATTAATGATTTATCCGTAGGTGATAAGAACGCAATTTTAGTTAGTACTAGATTATTAGCATTTGGGGCAGAATACCCAATTAATATTAGAGATAAAGAAACAGGAGAAGAAAGTGAAGTTATAATCAATTTAGCTGAAATTAAAGTTAAAGAAATAGATGAAACTTTATTAAATAGAAAGAATGAATATGATTATGTTTTACCTGTTTCAAAGACTCCAATTAAATTCAAAATATTAACTCACGGAGATGAATTAGCAATTGGTAAAGATATTGAAGCTAGTGAGAAATTTTCAAAACAAAGTAACGAAATTACAACAAGATATAGAAAAATTATCATAGAAATTGATGGTAATAGAGATTTAGGATTTATTAGTAGTTTTGTTTCAAATAGATTGTTAGCAGGTGATAGTAAAGGTTTGAGAAAATATATTAAGAGTATAACTCCGGATTTAGATTTAACATACGAACACATACATTCAGACGGCGAAATGGAGGCGTTAAGAATCCCATTCGGGATTAACTTTTTTTACCCTACCGATTAATTACGGAGTAGTTCTACATCAGAAAATATTTCAAATGGTTTACTTTGCCAATGGCGGATTTAATTGGCATGATGTCTATTTTATGCCCGTTCGTTTAAGAGAATTTTATTATAGAGAGTTGTTAAAAGCAAAAGAAGAAGAAACATCTCAATTGGAAAAAGCTTCTAAATCAAATTCATCGTCTAAAACGAAAAGAAAGTAATATTTATATATAAATTGTAGAACTATGTCAAAAAGAGTATTATTAGAAATAAATTTATTTGATAAATTATTTAAATCATTTTTAAAATCTAAATCGGAAAAAAAGGAATTAGATTTTATTAAAAAAATGAGAAAAATAAATCCAGAATTGGCAGATAAGTGGTCTGATTGGAATAGTACAATGGATAGGTCTTTGGTCAATATTAAACATAGTTTAGAAAAAAAAGGTTTAGATACAACTGAAATAGATAAAGTATTAAATAAAAACTACTAATGGCTAAAGGTACAACCGGCAAAGCCTTTAAACAGACTGCAAGAGAGGCCCTACCAGAACAACAAGAAATTTTAAGAGGATATGCTAAAGAAAGAGCAGAGCTTGCAAAAATAAGTGAGCAATACGATAAAATTAATGCAAAGTCAAGACAAGCCACCACTTCGGCGCAAGATAGAATTAAATATGAAAAGCAATTAACTAAATTATTAGAAGAATTTAATGGTGGATATTCTGAACTACAAACTAATATAAGAATTGCAAATGCTGGATTCGAAGACCAAAAGAAAAAAATAAAAGCATTAAAATCCGAACTAACGGATTATGTTGATAACTTTGGTGAATTGGAAGGGTTGCAAGCTAGTATTACAAATCAATACGGCCGTCAAAGTGTACAAGCAAAATCATTGGAAGCAATTGTTGACAAAACAAAAGCACAATACAATGGTATAACATCAATTTTAAATAGTAATACAGAAATACAAGGACATCAAAAAGATATTATTAATCAAGCATTAGATACTTATAAAAATTTCCCAGTATTATTAAATGGATTAGAAAAGCAACTTAAAAGAAATGAAATTACTGCAGAAGGATTTCAAGATAGTATAATTAAAACAGAACAAGGATTCCAAGATTTAATAAATCAAATGGATGAAATGATACCTGGTATTAAAGAAATAAAGGCATTATTAGAAGCACTTCCAGGAATAATGCAAAAAAATGCAGTAGCTGCAGCTGCAATGAAAAAACAATTTGAAGGAATTGATGCAATGGGAGCAGTAGGTGATTTTGCAATGGGTGGTGTTGCAGGAGGAAGTGGTATAGTTTCACACACCGCAGATATAGGAAAAAATTTAATATCAGGAACAAATGTGAAAGCACTTGGATTCGTAGGGCTAGGCCTTGCAGTAATAGAGTTTACTGCACAAATGAAAGGAACCCAACTTGCAGCTGCAAAAGCAACAACTGCAATAGAAAAAGCAACACTTGAAAATCAATTATTACAAAGAGAAATTGCAATTGATTTAGCACATGGCCTACCCGGAGAAGAAGCAATGATAAAATTTAAATATGAATTACAAAAATTAGTTGCAGAATTTTCAAAATCATCACAAACTACTTTATTCGGTGGTGCATTAGGTGAAATGCCATACGCAACTGACCAAATGCAATTAGCAGGTATTGGTGCGGAATCGGTAGTAAGTGCAATGAATGATTTATCTAAAACTGCAAACATAGGAATTTTTCCACAACTTGCAGCAAACGCAGCAGTGTTTGCTAAAAAGATGGGAATCAGTACATCGGAATTAGGAACTCAAATTGGACTATATAGACGATTAAATAAAGTGGGAGGAGGTGAAGCAAACACAGGAGTACAAGCATCAATAAGTACAGGAGTAATTGACCCAACAACATTTTCTTCGGATATGGCAGATGCATCTAAAATGGCAATGTTTTATAATATTAAAAGTTATGAAGCACTATCTAAACAAGTAAAAGCAGTTAGAATGATGGGTGCTTCTTTTGCAGAGATTGGAGAAGCCGGAAAAAATATGGTTCTGAATTATAAAGATAGTATTAAATCCGAAATGGAACTATCAGCTATGTTGGGAGAAAGAGTTGATTTATCGGAAGTAAGGTCATTATTTGCATCTGGACAGGGTGATAAAGCATTTGAGGTATTAAAATCATCCGGTATACTGGAAAAAGCACAAGCACAAGGAATGTTTAGTATGCAAGCTTTACAATCTGCACTTCAAGGTATGGATTTGACACAATTGGGTGCCGCAAAATATGAAGGTGGCCAATCAGTAAATTCACCATCTAATACAAAATTTTTAGAATCTATAACAAGTGCAACTGCTGCACTTAATGCATTAACTGCAGTTATTCAATTACAAGAAACTGGTGAATTGGGTACATTTGGAGTAAAAAAGACAACATTAGAACGTGGTGATAGTGGTGCAATGGGTATTGCAGCAAACTTAATAACTTTAGATGCAGTCGGATTTTTTAGAGAACAACTTGCAAAAGGTGCGGAATTTGCAAATTTTATAGGTGGCCAAAATGGAACCAGTATTCCAGGAGTCAATCCATTTGGTAAAGGGATAGATAATGTTAAAAATGGTAAAGTAGTGGATTCATCATCTAAAGTAAAAGGAAAAACTACTACCTCCACCACCCCACCCTCACCATCCACCGGTAAAGGAATAGATTATTTAAGTCAATTTCAGCTTCAAAATACTATCCAAACTGAAAAAGATTATTCTTCTTCTAAATTACAAAATGAGCAATTACAAAATTTAAATAGTCATACAGAAACAAGCGTTGAATTATTAAAAAGTTTAAGAGATTTGACAGCAATAATGATAGACCCAGATAGAGCAAAAGCTTTCAATGTTCAACTTAATATGGATGGTAAGCAAATACATAATGTTCTTATTAGAAAAACAGAGAACGATAAAGGAAGTTTAAAAGGTGGTGTTACATTTGCGACTAAATAATATCTACAATCATAGATGTTAAACAATAAAACATAATAAACAATATTTATAATAAAGTAATTATAAATGGCTCAA